AATGACACCAGAACTGCAAAAGTACTACGAAGCCAGGTTTGACCTGTTTTCCCAAGAGGGTTGGCTTGACCTGATGGAAGACGTAGAAGTAATGTTGGAGGCCATGAATAATGTCTCTACCATTGCGGATGAAAAAAGTCTACAATTTCGCAAAGGCGAGATTTCTATCCTGACTTGGCTGAAAACCCTGAAAGGGGTCAGCGAACGAGCATACGAGGATTTGAATGAAAAGAATGTTTGAATTTGCCTGCGATTGCGGGCAGCGCACTGAGGCACTGGTGGATTATGAGACCGCCAGTGTGCAGTGTGGGTGCGGGGGGCTTGCCCACCGCATCGTAAGCGCACCGAAGTTCAACCTTGAAGGTTGGTCTGGGCACTTTCCCTCCGCTTACGGACGGTTTGAGCACAGGCACACTGAGAAGTTGAACGCCGAGCGCAAAGCCAGCTCATAAGCGCCCAGCGCCGAGTTGATTATCCTACAACCATTTTGGCAGGAACATAAATATGTTGATTGACAATGAATCTGAGCCGCTAGGCGAACTCGAAATTGAAGAAACGAAGTCTGAGCTTCCTGAGAAATACAGGGCCAAAAGTTTGGAAGACGTTGTACGGATGCACCAAGAGGCTGAAAAGCTGATTGGCAAGCAGGCCCAAGAGGTCGGCGAAGTCCGTAAATTAGCTGACGAGTTGCTCAAGCAAAATCTCGGTTCTAAGCCGCAACGTATTCAGGAGGAAGAACCTGAAGTTGACTTTTTTGAGAACCCTCAAAAAGCAGTTCAAGCGACGATTGATAGGCACCCAGATGTTCTCGCGGCCCGCCAAGCGGGTCAAGATTTCAAACGGATGCAGATTCAGCAAAAGCTAGTGCATGACCATCCCGACTACGCACAGATAGCCGGTGATGCTGAGTTCCAAAACTGGGTGAAGTCTTCACCCGTGCGTTTGGGCCTCTACGCAAAAGCTGATGGTGAGTTTGACTATGATTCGGCGAATGAATTGTTGTCCACCTTCAAGCAGCTTCGTGGCGTCAGGGCCAAGGAATCCGAACAGGCAAGTACTGCTGTCCGGGCCAAAAGCATGAAAGCCGCGCAAGTTGATGTAGGTGGGTCTGGCGAGAGTTCAAAACGAGTCTACCGACGCGCCGACCTTATTCGTCTCAAGATGACAGACCCTTCTCGGTATGAAACACTGAGTGATGAAATCATGCAGGCATACGCTGAAGGGCGTGTACGATAATTTAATTTGGAGCTTTTAACATGGCAAACACAGCATTTTCCCCCACCAATTCGGTAACGGTCACCTCCGCAGCGAACTTCATCCCAGAAATCTGGTCTGATGAAATCGTTGCTTCTTACAAGAAAAACCTCGTCTTGGCCAACCTGGTCAAGAAGATGTCTTTCAAAGGCAAGAAGGGTGATACCGTTAACATCCCTAGCCCAGCCCGTGGCAACGCCTCGGCCAAAGCAGCAACGGATGCCGTGACTCTGATTGCAGAGAGCGACACCCAGATTCAAGTGCTCATCAACAAGCACTTTGAATACAGCCGCTTGATCGAAGACATCGTTGAGGTGCAATCCCTGACATCGCTGCGTTCCTTCTACACAGAAGACGCTGGCTATGCCTTGGCCCGCCGCCTCGACACTGACTTGGTTCAGTTGGGCCGCGCTTTCAACGGCGCTACCATCGGCACTGACGACTACGCAACCAGCGCCAGCTCCACAAAGGCTTACGTTGGTTCCGACGGTACGACTGCCTACAACAGCTCGACTTCCAACGCTGCTGCTTTGACTGATGCTGCTATCCGCCGCACCATCCAGCGCCTGGACGACAACGACGTTCCTATGGACGGTCGTTTCTTCCTGATCCCTCCTTCGAGCCGCAACACCCTGATGGGTCTGGCCCGTTACACCGAGCAAGCGTTTATCGGCAACGGCGACGCTATCCGCAACGGTGAAATCGGTCAGTTGTACGGTATGGCTGTGTTCGCTTCGTCCAACGCCGACACCGGCGCGGGTAACACTGCTACTGACCGTATCTGCCTGATGGGTCACAAGGACTCGATGGTGTTGGTTGAGCAGATCGGCATCCGTTCGCAGACTCAGTACAAGCAGGAATACCTCGGTACCCTGTTCACTGCTGACACCCTGTACGGCGTGAAGGCTCTGCGCACTGCCGCGTCTGCATCGGCTGCTAACGCATCCGGCGCTTACGCTTTGGCTGTTCCAGCCTAATGAATAGCCCCCGGCCACAAGCTGGGGGCATCTTTTAAAGGAAATTCAAATGGCAACCGCATCAGCAGTAACATCCCGCAGAGGCAACGATCAGTTCCGGGGCATCTTCAGCGACACATGGGTGGTCACAGCCACTTTGAACGCTGGCTCCTTGGTTGACGCCGCTGGCGAGACTGACGACATCACAATCCCCGGCGTTGCCTTGGGTGATATGGTTATCGGCGCGTCTTTGGGCGTGGATTTGGTTGGCTTGACCGTTACCGGCTATGTGTCGGCAGCAGATACCGTCAAATTCCGTGTTCAAAACGAGTCTGGCTCGACCGTTGACTTGGCTTCTTCAACGCTCCGCGTTGTAGTGGCTCGCATGGTCTAAATGATAGGGGGGCCTCGGTCCCCCTTTCTACAGAAAGAAAATCATGGCTACATATCGTTGTTTGGCAAGTGGTAATACGGTGACGTTCACTTTGCAGCACGACATTGACTCAATGCGCGGCCACGGTGGCTACGTTTTGGTCGATGAGCAAGGCGAGCTGGTGCCAATCCAAGAGGCCAGCAAAGAATTACCGATGACGCCCGCTGTGCCTGTAAAGCGCATGGGCCGTCCTCGCAAGGCAGTACCAGTAACCATCTAAGGAGCACATCATGTACGGCAAAGCACCCAAAATGTCTGAATCCAAAAAGGCCAAGAAGGCCATGCCTATGACGGTGATGATCGCCGTTGGCAAGCCTAAGCCTATGCCAGCCCGTGGTCAGCGCACCATGACCAATAAGATGGCGAAGAAAGGCAAATAATGTCTACCTTCCAACTTGACCCAAACAATGTTCCGCTTGGTGTCCCGAGCCTTGGCACCACGCAGGTTTTTACCGTCACCAACTCTAGCGTTCAATCAACGGCATTTGGTGCAAACACCACTATGGTTCGCTTGTCTTGTTCGTTGGGGCATTGCCATTTTGCAATTGGCGCAAACCCAACTGCAAACCTGACAACATCACCCATGATGCCCAATAATTTTTCTGAGATTATCCGCGTCAGCCCCGGCCAAAAAATCGCGGTTATCAAAGATGCTACGGTGACTGCATCAACACTCTCCGTAACGGAGTTGGTATGAAGCCCGGTCTTTATGCCAACATCAACGCCAAACAAGCCCGCATCAAAGCGGGCTCTGGCGAGAAGATGAACAAGGTCGGCTCCAAGGCCGCGCCTACCGCTGCCGACTTCAAGAAGGCAGCCAAGACTGCGAAAAAGAAATGAAAACGCCTGCCTGGCAACGCAAAGAAGGCCAAAACGCCAAAGGCGGCTTGAACGCCAAGGGCAGGGCGTCTTATAATGCGTCAACCGGGGGCGATCTCAAAGCCCCCGTGAAGTCGGGCGACAACCCTAGACGGGCCTCCTTCTTAGCACGCATGGGCAATATGCCTGGGCCTGAGATGAAAGATGGTAAGCCCACCCGGCTACTCTTGTCTCTGAAGGCTTGGGGCGCATCGTCCAAGGAAGACGCCAAGGCGAAAGCCAAGGCCATCTCAGCCAGGAACAAGAAATGAGACCCATATCTGTCGGCATCAACCCCACCGCTGGGGCGACCACCACGGTCTATACCGTGCCGACGGGTTATTACGCGCTGTTCAATCTGCTGTACGTCCACAACACGGGGGGTGGGTCCAAGACTTTGACCGTCCAGTGGTACGACGCAAGCGCAGCAACTTCCATCGACATCTTGACAGCAGTGACGTACACATCCAAGTCGTACACGCAGTTTGACAACGCCTATGTCGTTTTCGAGGAAGGCGACCAACTGCGCGTTACGCCAGAGGCCGCCAGCTCGTTTGCGATAATTGCAACCTTTGAACAAATCGGATTGACACGCCAATGACCTACCTCGAACTTGTCAATGACGTTCTGGCGCGCTTGCGCGAGGAACAAGTCTCTACTGTCACTGAGACATCGTATTCCAGTCTGATTGGCAAGTTTGTCAACGATGCCAAACGCCAGATTGAAGATGCCTACGCATGGAACGTGCTCGGCCAAACGGTCACGATCACCACGACGCCAGGCACATACATATACTCTTTGACGGGTGCTGGCCAGAAGTTTCAAGTCATGGATGTGATCAACGTCACATCAAATGTCGGAATGCAGAACATCAGCTTCGTGCAGATGAACCGCTTTCAGAACCTGGTGCCCGCGATCAGCGGCATCCCCGAGTACTACAGCTTTGACGGCGTAGACGGCAACGGCGACACCAAGGTGGTGCTGTACGCCCGTCCAGATAACGTCTACGTCCTTCCCTTCTCGCTGACTGTGCCCCAAGCCACGCTGTCGTCTGACAATACGCTGGTCAAGGTGCCTGACGTGCTGGTCGTGCAAAATGCTTACTCTCGCGCCTTAGTTGAACGTGGTGAGGACGGCGGTTTGAACTCGTCTGAGGCGTTCCAGTTGTACCGTTCGATGCTGGCCGACTACATTGCGCTGGAGGGCACACGCTACCCAGAGGCGCAGGAGTTTGTAGCGATATGAGCCAAGCCATTCAAATTGCCAGCATCTCAGCCCCCGGCTTTTACGGGCTGAACACGCAAGACTCGCCTCTTGATCTTGCGTCTGGCTTTGCTTTGGTGGCAACAAATTGCGTGATTGACCAGTACGGTCGCATCGGCGCTCGTAAGGGCTGGACACGGGTCAACGCAGCGTCTGGCAACCTCGGGGCCAACGATGTGGGCGTGATCCACGAATTGGTGCAGCCGGACGGCACTTTGACCGTTCTGTTTGCGGGCAACAACAAGCTGTTCAAACTCGGCGCATCCAATGTGGTGACCGAGTTGACCTACGGGGGTGGGGGTACTGGCCCGACCATCACAGCCAGCAACTGGTCGGTGGTATCGCTTAACGGCATTACCTACTTCTTCCAGACCGGCCACGACCCGCTGATCTACGACCCCACTATCAGCACGACGACCTATCGCCGCGTGAGCGAGAAATCAGGCTACGTCGGCACGGTGCCTAGCGCCAACATCGCGCTGTCTGCTTACGGTCGCTTGTGGGTGGCCAGCTCCAGCACCGACAAGGTTACCGTGTCCTTCTCTGACCTGATTGCAGGCCATGTTTGGTCAGGCGGCACCACTGGCACCTTGGACACGACAAGAGTGTGGCCAAACGGCGCTGATGAGGTGCAGGGCCTGGCTGCGCACAACGGGTTTCTGTTCATCTTTGGTAAGCGCCAGATTCTGGTCTACCAAGGCGCGACAACACCTTCCACGATGTTTTTGTCCGACACGGTTGGCGGTATCGGCTGCTTGGCCCGCGACAGCGTGCAGACCACCAGCTCGGACGTGATCTTCTTGTCCAACTCGGGCGTGCGCTCGTTGATGCGCACGATCCAAGAGAAGTCTGCCCCAGAGCGCGATCTGTCTAAGAACGTCCGCAACGACTTGATGACCGACGTTGGTGTGCAGACGCTGGCCAACATCAAGTCGGTGTATTCCGAGCGAGAGGGCTTCTACCTTCTGACCATGCCTTTTACGCAGTCGGTCTATTGCTTTGATACCAAGATCATGTTGCAAGACGGCTCGTCCAGGGTAACAACTTGGGACTCGATTCAGCCGACCGCGCTCTACGCGCTGCGCAACGGCAGCGTCTACATCGGCAAGAACGGCTACATCGGGGATTACACCGGGTATCAGGACTACACGTCGAGCTACCGCTTCCAGTACTACACCAACCACG